GAACTCGGTGAGATTGGCGGACTTTGGAAAAACGTTGCTGGTAGATATGAAATAGATGGTAAGAAGGTGTATGCGAAAGCAATCCTAAAAGATCCTGATACTTACTTCACCCCTGAGGTGATGGAACAACTAGACACTATTGCAAAACAAAACTATTCTTATGGAACGAATTGAGGCAACTATTCTACGAAACCTAGTTTTCAATGAAGAGTATTCTCGCAAAGTAATTCCGTTTATTGAACCTGATTATTTTGAGCAGAGAACTGAAAAGATAATCTTTGAGGAGATTACTCAGTTCATTGTGAAGTATGGTAATGCAATCACAACCGAAGCACTTTCAATTGAAGTAGAAAACCGAACTGATCTTACAGAAACAGAAGTTAAAGAATCCAGAGAGATCATTGTTAATCTTTCAGAGATGCCTGCTGATCAGCAGTGGTTATTAGATACTACTGAGAAGTGGTGTAGGGATCGTGCTATCTATCTGGCACTCATGGAATCTATCAGCATTGCTGATGGGGATGATAAAAAGAAAAACCGCGATGCAATCCCATCTATCCTTTCGGATGCACTAGCGGTTTCTTTTGATAATCATATTGGACACGATTACTTAGGAGATTATGAAGAACGATATGAATCCTATCACCGCAAAGAGGATCGTATACCCTTTGATCTTGAATACTTTAACAAGATTACGAAGGGTGGTCTTCCTAACAAGACTCTCAATATCGCTCTTGCTGGGACAGGTGTCGGTAAGTCTTTGTTCATGTGCCATATGGCTAGCTCCATTCTGCTTAACGGACGTAACGTGCTATACATTACAATGGAGATGGCAGAAGAGAAAATTGCAGAACGTATTGATGCAAACCTGCTCAACGTACCCATCCAAGATCTTACTGATCTGCCTAAATCCTCTTTTGAAAACAAAGTAGTCAATCTGTCGAAAAAAACTCAGGGATCTCTTATAATTAAAGAGTATCCAACTGCAAGCGCCCATAGTGGACATTTTAAGGCACTTCTTAATGAACTTGCACTTAAGAAGTCATTTAGACCTGACATTATTTTCATTGATTACCTTAATATATGTGCTTCCAGCAGGTATAAGTCAGGCGTTTCTGTCAATTCATATAGCTATATTAAGGCTATTGCAGAAGAGCTTAGAGGGTTGGCTGTCGAAGCCCAGGTCCCTATCGTATCTGCCACCCAGACCACTCGTTCTGGTTATGGTAGCTCTGATGTTGATATTACTGACACTAGTGAGTCCTTTGGTCTCCCTGCTACTGCTGATCTTATGTTTGCCCTCATCTCTACTGAGGAGTTGGAACAACTTGGACAGATTATGGTAAAGCAGTTGAAGAATAGGTATAACGATCCCACCATGAATAAAAGATTTATCGTGGGTATTGATCGTGCCAAGATGAGATTGTATGATTGTGAACAAACTGCACAGAATGATATTCTTGACTCTGGTCAGGAAGAAGAGTATAATTATGAGGAAGACAAACCGAAGAAATCATTTGCTGGATTTATAATTTAATCATGGAACACATCTACAATCAAGAACAATTTGGTGAGAACTGGTTCACATATCCAACTGTATATGATTCTGTAGTTGAGTTATTTCCTAGTGGCAGTAAGTTTGTTGAGGTAGGATGTTGGAAAGGTAAGTCTTCTGCGTACATGGCAGTAGAGATTGCTAATTCTGAAAAAGATATTGATTTTTATTGTGTTGATCATTGGGAAGGTGGACCAGACCATAAAGATTGGGATGTTCTTTCGGAACTATATACTATCTGGAAAACCAATATGCAACCACTGAAAGACTATTTCATTGAAATGAAGATGACCTCAGTAGAAGCTTCTACAAAGTTTGAGGATGAATCTTTGGATTTTGTATTCATCGATGCATCACATGCATATGAAGATGTTAAACTTGATATTGAAACCTGGATGCCCAAAGTAAAACTTGGTGGAATTATTGGTGGACATGATTATGAAGATTATTTTCCTTCAGTAAAACAAGCAGTAAATGAATGCTTAGAGGGAAAAGAGTTTGATGTTTATGAAAAATGCTGGTTACACAAAAAACTATGAACGGTTACTTTTCTGTATTCGATCCTAACGATAAAAAAATTGCTGATTGTGGTGCTCTTAGAGACGCTATCTTTCTTGTTGGGAGTCGAAATAAAACTTGGGATGGACACTACTATCAATTTAAACCAGTTTATCAAACTGTAAATGTAGATTCTGAAAAATATCTTTCCTCTACTGATATTGTTGTAAACATGGATGGTGGAGTTGGTGGTTCATGGACTGTTAGGGATGAACCAGATTATGTTGTGATAAACGAGCAGAAAATTTATCTTCAACAATCCAACCTAAAACAATTAGCGATTGACTAATCATTCGCATTCTGCTATAATTCACACATATAAAATTTATTTCAATGACTAAGCAAGTTGATTTTGAACGCTATGAAAAGTTTGTTGATGCTGTAACTTCTGATGCATCTACAGATTTTCTTGCTCTTTCTGATCGTCTAGTTGAACTAGATGAGAAGGGCGCTAATATTGAACGCCTTCTAACTGCTGGTGTTGGTATTAATGCTGAGGGCGGGGAGTTTCTTGAGATTATTAAGAAGATGATCTTTCAAGGTAAACCTTGGGATGATCATAACAAAGAACATCTTGTTATTGAACTTGGTGATCTGATGTGGTATGTGGCACAAGCATGTATGGCGCTAGGAGTTCCTTTTGATGAGGTTGTTGCTCGTAACGTCAAGAAACTTGAAAAGCGTTATCCTGGTGGACAGTTTGATGTGTACTATTCTGAAAATCGTGAGGAAGGAGATTTATGATTACTCTCAATCTTGACGTAAAATCTGCTGCTGCAATTAGGCAAGTTCTTTTTGACGAGCAGAAGATTTACACATACGACCCCAAATGTGTGCCGGTACGAATTGTTGAAATTCGTAATGTGATTGTTGACCTAGATGAACAAATTGAGGAGGAACTAAAAAATGAAAATTCTGACACTTGAAGATTATCAAAAAGCAGGTGAAACTTTCTGGCCTAAGTATTGGTACGTTGCTGGAGAACTTGGTGAAGGAGCAAAAGCAGAAGATATTCTGCGTGTTATGGAAGCAGTTGGTGGTGTTGCTTTGAAGTTTGCTTTGGAAGAAAAAGAAGGACCATTTGGATTTAATAAAAAAGATGAAGGTGAGGAATGACATTTAATCATGGATGTCTTCCTATTCTTGCTACTCCTCTTTTAATATGTGATTTTGAAAAACATGAACAATATTCTAAAAGATTTCATAACTTTGAGAAAGTAGATAGAAAACCTGAAGGTTGGCACGTTTCAATAAATACATCTTTTCCTAATGTTTTAGAAAACGATCCATACATAGATCGTTCTCTTATCAGTAATCTTAAAAAAGATCTTTATAGTCAAATACAAAAACTTTTGCAATCTTATAAACTGCAAGATACTATTTTCTTTGAGTCTTTTTGGTATAATGCAAGTTATGCTGGACAAGGACAAGAAATTCATAATCACTGTGCTGCAAACAATTTAAATTCTTACTGGTCTGGAATATATTTTGCTAAAAATGTAACATATGATTCATTTTCTTTTACTCGTACAGATGTATCTCTAAAATCACAGCAACCTGCGGATTATCTAAATTCTGCATTAGTACCATATTACTTGGACTGGGAACACATTCCATGTGCAAATAAAAATATGAACAAGATTATTGATGGAACAATAATATTGTTTCCTCCTCATGTATATCATAGTGTAAAAACTCCTGATTATAATACTAAAGATAGGATGAGACTATCTTTTAGTTTTAATCTTTCATTGAATATTGAACTTAATGCTGATTATGAACCATCTGTAGGTGGTGGTTCTTATAAAAGGCGATATCACATGTCCCATACATATAAAAAAGGATTTAAAAATGGTCGATGAAAAAGTACATCCAGAGATTGCAGAAGTAGACTGGATTGATGATGCCTTCTATATTGAAAAAACTCGTTTTGGTTTGTATAGGAGTATTAAAAAAAATGGTGATGGATTTCTAACTGGTCTCACATATGATGCAGTTTTAGTAATGAGTAGATGGCATCTCAAATGTGAGCAGGAGGGTACACTTGAACAATATACTAGAGTTGTTGGTAATGCAACTGTTGATGGAAAACTATGATTATCTACCATACACATGAAAAATTATCAGATCCCCTAATAAGGGAACTATATGATAATTTTGCTACAGGTGAGTATTTTGAAAATAACATTTATACAACATTTCCAAAGGTACTTTCTAAACACTTTCCTGATGAAATAGAAAATTTTTACCATAAAAATCTGTCCAAAATTCTTACCAAACTAGGATTATCCGGTAGGATTGTTATTAACGATGCAAAGTGGTGTCAGATATATACTGGTTCTTACGGTGGAAATCATCCAAGTCATCAACATTATTCTGGGACCGAGTTGTTTTCATGGGTTCATTTTGTAGATGTTCCTACAGATCAGAAATGCTTTTACTTTGAAGATTCTTTGGGCAATAAACAATATCCAGATACACAAAATTCTGGAGACCTTATTGTATTCCCATCATGGGCAGTTCATGGATGTGATCCACTCCTTAAATCAAAGGCACGTAGATCTATAGTAGCAGGTAATATTACTTGTCTAAAATATAAAGATT